TGATTTTACAATAAATCCTAATAATGTTTCAACATTAAATAATATAGTTGAAATATTACAACAATATTCAATTGGCAACAATCCTAATTTCAGATATCAAGATGAATATAGACATCCATCTGAAAAATCATCATCAGGTCATTTTCATATATCTTGGGGAGATGGAACAGAATATACTTCAAATTTATTAGAAAGTTTAGCTAATAAACAACTAACACCAATTAAAGTTGTATAATGTATTACCCAAAATCACAAATAACAAGTAATTTATATAGTAATGGTGAATTATACATTAAATCATCAGGACAATCTTATATCGGCTACTACTATAAAGTGTCAACAGGTAAAATATTTACTGGAAAAACACCTCAGGATGGACCTAACCAAGAGTTAGTTGTTGATAACAACATAAATAATATTGAGGACACTAATTCAAAAGTACCTCAACACTACCAAACATCACCAACTGAAGCTGATTATTTACTGGGTGAATTCAGACGCTATTTTTGTAAAAAGGCAAACGAATTAGTTTATATAGAAATTAGTGTAGACAGTTATACTAAATTGATTCAGAAAGATCCATTACTATATTGGCAATTATATTTACCATTCTTTATTCCCTGGTTACTAGTTGGTAATAAGGAAACAGTTTATAATACAAATAAAAACATAACAGAATTAACAATCCATCGTCTATCATTTCCATTATTTGGTCGCTGGTTAAAAGAAGACTATTTAAAATATTGGGAAAAGTAAAATCTATATATTATATTTAGGGATAAATAAAGGTTATGAATTATGTACTACTTAATAGAAAGTGTTGACCAACTCAAAGAGTTTAATTCCAGGGGATATAAAGAAGCATTTATTGAGGTAATACCCTACCATGATTCAATTCATCCTGCCTTAAATCAAGTATCCTTAGTATATATAAAACCTATTATCCAGAAATCTAAAGGATATCTACTGGCAATAAACCATAGTGAAACATTATCACTGGATATTGCTGATGTAGAAAAGGTGTTAAAAACTTATGATAAATTATATACTAGAAATCAAAAACAGCTACTACATTATTTTCCAATTAGACAACTGATTGATATATCTTTTGGAAACAAAAAATTAAAAGAGATTAACACCACAACACACGAATATTTCTATCAAAAATTTCCAACATATTTAGAAATAAACCAACTGATTCCAGTTTCCAAAATTTATGAAAAATGTGAGAATATATACAATTCGATAAAAGAGTATTGTAAAATAGAACAGAACGAATATTATAATAAATTGTCTAAAGTGTTTTTTGCTATCGAAAACAACGCTTTAACAATTAATAGACGCCTTTTCGATAAGTACCATGAGGTAACCGAAGACGCCTTTTCAATCGCAGATAATGCAATTTATACGAGCTATAATTTATATACACTAACTGGAAGACCATCGAATAGCTTTAATGGTATCAACTTTAGTGCTTTACCAAAAGATAATAAGAGTCGAAGCGCATTTATACCACAAAATGATAAATTTATTAACATCGACATTTCAGCATATCATCCTACATTAGCTGCTAAGTTAGTAAAACATAAATTTAAGGAGGATATATACGACGAATTTGGTAGTTATGCTGGAATTACTAGAGATGAAGCGAAAAAATTAATGTTTCAACAAATATATGGTAATATTATTGAGCGATATAAAGATTGGTCCTACTTCCAGAAGATCCAAAATTATATAGATGAGTTATGGAACCAATTTAATAAAGAAGGATATGTTGAAATACCAATATCAGGAATTCGTTTCTACAAAAAGCATTTAGAAGAAATGAACCCCAATAAATTATTTAATTATGTTCTTCAAGCTTACGAAACATCACAAAATGTTGACATAATTTGGGATATAAGTAGAATATTGAGGGGAGCTGAATCAAAATTAGTATTATATAGCTATGATGCATTTTTGATAGATTTTAAAAAAGGAGAAGAGCAACTGTTAGAAGAGATATATAATATATTTAAAAATTATTCACTTAAGATTAAAACGACAATTGGTCAAAATTATGATTTCTAACAACTCTTTAAATATTTATGATTATGAAAATAATCAATTAGATATAATGGCTAATAACAGGCTATTTTGTACATTTAGTATATTACCTAACATTGATTCATTAATCAGCGAAATATCATCTTTATATACAATTATGTATAACAAAATGTTTGTTTTAATGATTAAGGATTCAGGTGAATATGCTATAACATATAATGTTGAGCAGGGAAATACTAACTCAATACCTGATAATACTGTTTTAGTACACAGAAAGAAAATTTCAAATACATTATATTCTTTAAATGCTTTGAATGAGTTGATCAAAACATTAAATGATGGTCATCTTGATTCTTCTTATAATATTAATTGGGAAAACTATAGAAATACTATTTTGTTGACACAACAAGGCGAATTAAAAAAACTCAATACTAAAATTTATAAAATTATAGAACTATAAAATTTGGTTTTTCAAAATAAAGGTTTTATATTTAAGGGATAAATAAAATTTTTAAAACAAAAGTTATGGATATTAATGCAATTAAGAGTCGAATGAGTGCTCTACAAAACTCAGGAAAAAAGAAAACAGAATATGAAAAGGTTGATTGGACCAAGATTACTTGGAAACCAAAACAGGAAGGAAAATATCAAATCCGTTTTGTTCCTTCAAAACTCAATCCAAAATTCCTTTTCCAAGAGGTGTTCGTTCACTATGGTTATGGTAAATTTCCAATCTATGCTTTAAATAATTGGGGTGAAAAAGATCCAATTATTGAATTTGCAACAATGTTAAAGGAAGGCCAATATGACAAAGAAAATTGGATATTATCAAATAAGTTGATGCCTAAGTTAAGAGTTTTTGCACCAATTATTGTTAGAGGAGAAGAAGAAAAGGGAGTCCGCTTATGGGAATTTGGTAAAGAAATGTATCTCCAGTTAATGGGAATTGCAAATGATGAAGATTATGAAAATTATGAAGATATAAATGAAGGTCGCGATTTTACAGTTGAAGCGGTTTATGATAATGTAGGAGGTCGTCAACAATTAAAATGTTCAATTCGTATTAAACCTAAACAAACACCTGCTTCATCTAACTCAACAGAAATTGAAAGTTGGTTAACAAATCAACCTGAAATTTTAAAGGTTCAACGAAAATATACCTACGAACAATTAAAAGATATTTTAGGTAAATTTTTATCACCTGGTGAAGAAGATTCAAGTGTATCTACTGAATCTGTTCCTATTGAATTGGTTGAAACCGAAACAGAAGAAGATAATTTACCATTTCCTAAAGGAAAATCAGTTATATCTAATACACCTGAATTTATTGAAGAAAAGAAAGTGAAAAAAGTTGCTGCAACTAAAGCTAAAACTAAAGTTAAAGCAGTAGATAAATTTGACGAATTATTCGATCAAGAAGATAAAAAATAAATAAAAATTTATGGGAAGACCAAAAAAGGAAACTAAGGTAACTAGTGCTCCAAGGAAATCATTAACTGAATCAGTTTCAGCTGAACTTAAAGCTAATTTTGATTTAAATAAATTCAAGGAAAAAAAGTTATTAAATGGTGACATTAAGTTTAAAGAACAGAAATGGATTCCATTAAGTAAAGCAGTACAGGAGGCACTTTCAGTTCCTGGCTTTGCAATAGGTCATATTAATTTAGTTCGTGGTAAATCAAATACTGGTAAAACAACGGCTGCTATTGAAGGATGCGTTTCAGCTCAAAAAATGGGAATTTTACCTGTGTTAATTATTACTGAAATGAAACATGATTGGAATCACTGGAAGACGATGGGGTTTCAATTTAATGAAATTAAAGATTCGGAAGGAAAAATTGTTGATTATGATGGATTTTTTATCTACAGAGATGCAGGTAAGTTGAGGGCAATTGAAGATGTTGCTGCTTTTATTGCTGATATATTAGATGAACAGTCTAAAGGAAATTTACCTTATGATCTCTGTTTTATGTGGGATTCAGTTGGCTCACTACCATGTCAATTATCATTAGATCAAGGTAAAAACGACAATATGTGGAATGCTAACGCTATGAATTCTCAATTTGGAAACTATATTAACCAAAAATTTCCATTGTCTCGAAAAGAAAGTTCTTTATATACTAACACATTTATTGTAGTTAATAAAACAGGAGTATCAAGACCTGCTAGTCCAATGGAAAAACCGAGGATGACTAATAAAGGAGGAGACGCAACTTTTTATGATGCATCGATGGTTTTTACTTTCGGAAATATTACAAATAGTGGAACTAGTAAGATTAAAGCAACTAAAGATGGTAAAGATGTTGAATTTGCTCTTAGAACTAAAGTAGCATGTGATAAAAACCATGTAAACGGAATTACAACTAAAAATACTATTATTAGCACAGTTCACGGCTTTATTGCTGATGACCCTAATGCAGTAAATAAATATAAAAAAGAACATTCATCTGAATGGGCTGGTATTTTAGGTAATGGTAACTATAAAATTATTGAAGATAATTCAGAATGGTCCGAAAAAGAAGAAGATACTGTAATTGATGAAAACTAGTTATAAAGATATATTTAAAAATCTAAAAAAAGAAACAGATCAACCAACATTTAAAAAACATGATAGAGTTCTTATCATTGATGGTTTAAATCTATTTTTTAGAAATTTTGCAATGATGAATACCATCAATTCAGCAGGTAATCATACTGGTGGTTTAGGCGGTTTTTTAAGATCATTGGGAGCAATGATAAATTTGATTAAACCAACTTCTGTTTATGTTGTATTTGATGGAGCAGGTGGTTCAGATAGTAGAAAAAATTTGTTACCTGAATATAAGTCGGGTCGTCATCAAACTAGAATAACAAATTGGGATGCTTTTAATAATGTTGATGATGAAAACAATGCTAAAGTAGATCAAATTAGTAGACTGATTCATTATCTTCGTTGCCTACCAATTAAAGTAATTTCAATTACCAAAGTTGAAGCAGATGACATAATTGCTTATCTTAGTAATCACATTACTGAAATTGAAAAAGATAGCAAAGTATTTATACTATCATCAGATAAAGATTTTTTACAACTAGTAAATCAAAATATTACTGTATATAGTCCTATTATTAAGGAATTTTATACTCCTAAAGCCATTGAAGAAAAATTTGGAGTATTATCGTCAAACTTTATTCTATATAAAATGTTAAGCGGTGACGCTTCAGATAAAGTTAGTGGTGTTAAAGGATTAGGAGCTAAGGGTATATTGAAGAAATTTCCAGAATTAGCAGAACAATCCCTAACATTAGAAGATTTATTTGGTATAGCAGAAGCAAAACATAAAGATCATGTTGTTTATTCTAGAATAGTGTTTGAAAGGAAGGCATTAGAAAACAATTACAAAATAATGGATTTATCTAAGCCGTTGTTATCCACTGATGAAAAGGAGCTACTGCAAGCTTTTACTCAATTAGAAACACCTGACCTAAAACATTCTGATTTTATTCAGTTGTATAAGGAAGATGGGTTGGGTTTCACAATTAAAAATGTTGATTATTGGTTAAAAGAATATTTTAGTTCACTAAGAGCTATAAAATAATAATATTTATAATAAATAACAGTTATGAAACTACAATTAGATACACAAAACAAAACAATTAAGGTTGATGAAGATGTTAACCTAGGCGACTTAGTAAAACATTTAGATAAATTATTGCCTAAAGATTCTCCGTTTGGTCACTGGAAAGAATATCAAATCCAAACTAATACAATTATTAATAATTACTCAAATCCAATTATAATTGACCAGTGGAAATACCCAACTTCACCTTGGTGGACCTCTCCAATTTATTGTGGAACATCAACTAAACAATTATTAAATGAAAGTGGTGTTTTAACTGTAAATGGAGATGCAGGTTATACAATCTCAAATAATACTATAAGTTATTCTACAAACGCAGTTTTGAATTTCGAATTAAACTAATTTATTAAAAAGGTTATGACAAAAACAACTTTTTCTACACTAGAAAAGTATGGAACACCCTTCCAAATTAAAGTATTATCTCTACTATTAAATAATAAAACATTTTTACAAAATATTAGCGATGTTTTATCTGATGAATACTTTAGTAGTCAAAGTAGTAAATGGATTATAAATGAAATTATTCAATATTATAGAAAATATCATACTAATCCTACTATTGATGTTCTGAAGATTGAGGTTAAGAAAATAGACAATGAAGTTTTACAAGTAGCAGTTAAGGAGACTCTAAGAGAAGCATACACATCAGTAGATGATACAGACTTAGAATATGTTGAAGAACAATTTTCAGGTTTTTGTAAAAATCAACAACTTAAAAAAGCTCTACTAAGTAGTGTTGAGTTGTTAAATGATGGAGAATATGATTCAATTCGTATTTTAATTGACAAAGCATTACATGCAGGAGCAGAAAAGAGTTTAGGTCACATCTACGAAAAAGATGTTGAAACTCGATATAGAGAAAATGAAAGAAAAGCAGTACCTTTTCCATGGAATGCTTTTAATAACATTACTCAAGGCGGCTATGGTAAAGGAGAATTGATTTTAATTTTTGGACCACCTAAAGCAGGAAAATCATGGGTTGTATCTGATATGGCTGCTTATGCTGGTTTACAGGGATTTAATGTAGTTTATTATACACTTGAATTAGATGAAAATTATGTTGGCAAGCGTATTGATGCCTACTTATCAGGTATTGACATTGAAAAATTAGGTGAACATAGAGAGTTAGTTGAGCAAACAGTTAATGATGTTAAAGGAAGAATTGTCATAAAAAATTTTCCAGCAGGTAAAACAACATTTAACGACATTGAGGGTCACTTACGACAATTAGATAATTTCGAAAAATTTAAACCTGATGCTATTTTTATTGACTATCTTGATCTATTAAAAAATAGAAATAAGTCCCGTAAAGAAAAAATTGACGATATAGATGATATATATGTTGATGCAAGAGGATTAGCTAAAGAATATGGAGTGCCGGTTGTATCTCCTTCACAAATCAACAGAGCAGGATCTGGAGACGACATTATTCAAGCTGATAAAATTGCAGGAGCATATAATAAATTCTTTACAGCAGATTTAGCTATATCATTGTCTCGTAAGATGAAAGATAAAGTAAGCGGAACAGGTCGTTTTCATATTATGGGAAACAGGATGGGGGACGATGGTTTAACTTATATAGCTAAAATCAATACCAAAAACGGCGCTATAGAAATTAGTGAAAACCCTATGGATGGAGATGAGATAGAGGAGATGGAGTCGTTAACAGCAAAGCAAACGAAGAAAGTAAATGGTTCTAATCTAAATGGAGAGGAAAGAGATTACTTAAAGGAAAAGTTTTTTAAACTACAAAACCAATCTTAATATTTATTACTACAACTTAAATTATGAATCTAGAAACCGAGATTTTGAGTGATATAACGATACACCTCAAATATGCAAAATATATACCCGAATTACAAAGAAGAGAAAGTTGGGATGAATTAGTTAGTCGAAATAAGGAAATGCATCAACATAAATTTCCTCAACTTAAGGATGAAATTGAAGAAGCTTACCAATTCGTATATAATAAAAAAATATTACCATCAATGCGAGCTTTACAATTCAGCGGCAAACCGATTGAAATAAATAATGCTCGTATTTTTAATTGTGCTTACTTACCTATTGACGACTTTAGAGCATTTTCTGAAATAATGTTTTTATTACTATCAGGTTGTGGAGTTGGATATTCGGTTCAAAATCACCAAATAGATAAATTACCTGAAATTAGAAAACCACTTAAGACTAAACGATATTTAGTAGGTGATTCGATTGAAGGATGGGCTGATGCAGTTAGAATGTTAACAAAATCATATTTTGGCTCCATTTCCTGGAAACCTGAATTTGATTTTAGAGACATCAGACCTAAAGGATCACAATTAATTACTGTAGGAGGAAAAGCACCAGGTCCAGAACCACTTAAAATAGCTTTAACTCATGTTCAAGCAATATTCGACAGAAAAAATGATGGTGAAAAATTAACTTCATTGGAATGCCATGATATTATTTGTCACTTAGCAGATGCAGTATTATCTGGTGGAATTCGTAGAGCAGCTCTTATAGCATTATTCAATTTAGATGATGAGGAAATGTTAACCTGCAAATTTGGAAACTGGTGGGAATTAAATCCACAAAGAGGAAGAGCAAATAATTCAGCAGTGTTGGTTAGAAATAAAATCGACAAAGAAACATTTTTAGAGTTATGGAAAAAAATTGAGTTGTCTAATAGTGGAGAACCTGGTTTTTTATTTACAAACGACAAAGATTTAGGAACAAACCCATGTGCTGAAATTTCTTTAAAGGCAAATCAATTTTGTAATTTGACTGAAATAAATGCTTCTGATCTGTTGTCTCAAGAAGATTTTAATTCAAGAGCTAAAGCAGCGGCTTTAATAGGTACTATTCAAGCTAGTTATACTGATTTTCATTACTTAAGAGATGTATGGAAAAAGACAACAGAAAAAGATGCATTATTGGGGATTGGAATGACTGGTATTGCTTCAGGTGCTGTTTTAAAATTAAATATGAAGGAAGCAGCTAAAGTTGCTTGTAACGAAAATGAAAGAGTAGCTAAGTTGATTGGAATTAACAAAGCAGCTAGAGTTACAACAGTTAAACCAAGTGGTACAACAAGCTTAGTATTAGGAACATCTTCAGGTATTCATGCTTGGCATGATAATTACTATATTAGAAGAATTCGCTTGGGTAAAAATGAAGCTTTATATTCTTATTTATCAATTTACAACCCAGAATTACTTGAAGACGATTTTTTTAAACCAACTATCCAGTCAATAGTTTCATTACCTCAACATGCTCCATTAGATGCTATAACACGAAACGAATCAGCTTTAGATCTACTGGAACGAGTTAAAAAGGTGAATAAAGAATGGATTAAACAAGGCCATAGAAAAGGAAATAATATTAACAATGTTTCAGCAACTATTACAGTGAAAAAGGGAGAGTGGAAGTTTATTGGTGAATGGTGTTATGAAAATAAAGAATATTATACTGCGTTATCATTTTTACCTTATGATGATCATAGTTACACTCAAGCTCCATTTGAGAGCATTACCAAGGAAAAATTTGATGATTTGGTAAAGCACCTTCATTCAATAGATTTGTCAAAAGTAATTGAAATTGAAGATATGACTGCTCTGCAAAGCGAAGCTGCATGTGCTGGAGGTGGTGGGTCTTGTGAAATAATGTAATGGTGGATCTTGTGAAAAATAATTTTTCATATATGTATAATAAATACATTTATGATAAAAATAGGAATTTACAAAATAACGAACCCACAAGGAGAAATTTATATTGGTTGCACTGTTGACTGGGAAAGAAGACAATATGAATATCTTAATTTAAAAGTAAAAGGTAGATCAAAAATAAAAGATAGTTTAATAAAATTTGGAACCATAAATCATAAATTTGAATTAATAGAAGAATGTAATAAAGAAGAATTATATGAAAAGGAAATATTTTATATTCAAAAATATAATTGTGTTGAAACAGGATTAAATATTAGAATGGGAGGAAGACATGGTTATTTAACTGAAGATACTAAACAAAACATAAGTAAAGCTTTAAAAGGAAGAAGAAATACATGGATTAAAAAAGGACAGGGATTAGGAAGACATTATAATGAAAAGTCGAAGGAGAAAATTAGTAAAGGATTAAAAGAATATTATAAACTTAACCCATCAATAAAAAAGAAAAAAATATTAAATGAAGAAATAGTCAAAGAAATTAGAACACAATATAAAACAGGAAATTACACTAGATCTTATTTAAGTAGATTATATAATGTTAGTTGGGGTACTATTAAAAACATTACTGATTGTATTAATTCATATAAATAGTCTAATATGTATAGCGAAACGACGCTATGGCAACAAAATTTTCTACAAAACATTACTGGGCTCCTACACCTAAAAGAATGCGTCAATTAGGTGATGCTTTATTTGGAACATTTGGTACTGCAGGTATAGGTGCATCTGTAGCAGATTATAAATGGATTGGTATATCTTTCTATGCTTTAGCAATGATAGGAAAATTTTTATCCAACTTTTTTAAAGACGAAGGAACTTATACGACTACTCCTCAAGAGTAATTTGGCTATTTAAGATAGCGTTTGTTTATTAATGGAATAAAATTAAGGTTATATAATGTTAGAAGCGGTTTATCATCTACTAGGGATATGTTCTGATCATTCTCATCCCTCTCTTTTTGGGATTTTAGTTGGAGAAGTTGGTTCCTCACCTTTCTTTTCTTATATTTATTGGAGAATAAAGTTTTTGTTTATATGAAGATAAGTCATGAAACGCCAAGGTGTTTATTAGAACAAAGTAAAAAATTTAATGACTATCAATATGCTTTACCTCATTTATTAGAAGCTGATGAAATATATAGAAACCATTTTTTGCAATGTAGGGATGAAGGAATTGAAATTTATTTAGATAATTCACTTCATGAACTTGGAGCATCATTAAATAATGATATTTTACTTAAATGGATTAATATATTAAAACCATCAAATTTTTTTATACCTGATGTATGGGAAGACCAAGAACAATCTATTAAAAATGCTATTGAATGGTCAACAATAGAAACACCAAATGAAACAACTAAAGTAGCAATAGTTCAAGCAAAAAGTTTTGAAGAAGCTAAACATTGTTATCAAGAATATAAACGATTGGGTTATAAAAAAGTAGCATTTAGTTATGGTGCTTCGTATTACAACTATATAAGTGGAAATGGAGGAGATTATGGTAAAGCATTTGGACGTTATTTACTTATTAAAGAATTTTACAATAAGAATATTTTTGATAAAGGAGATAGAATTCATCTATTAGGTTGTTCTTTACCACAAGAATTTGGTTGGTATAATAGATTAGATTTTTCAATTGAATCAATTGATACCAGTAATCCAGTTATGGCAGCTATAGAAGGTTGGAGATATACAGAAAATGGTTTAAAATTGAAACCTAAATTAAATATGAATATCACTTTTGAAACTCCATTTAATTTAGTTAATGGAGATTTAATTCATTACAACGTTAAACAATTTAGAAAAATAAATAAATTATGAACAACCCAGAATTTCAATCATTATTCGATTATTTAGGGAAACCTGCAGGATCAGAGTTAGGTAAAAAGGTGTTTGAAGATGCTAAATATAAAAAAATACCTATTCAAACAAAGGTGATACAAAATCCAAAATATAACGGAAATGTTATGATGTATCCTAAATCATATCTAACAGAATATTTCAACTTAGTTAAAAACGCTACAATTAACTCATTATGAAAAACAAACATGCAGTTTTAAGTCTTAGTGGTGGAATGGATAGTAGTACTTTGCTACTACATTTACTAAGTGAAGGCTATGATGTAACAGCTTTATCATTCGACTATGGTCAAAAACATCGGCTTGAATTAGAAAAAGCCACTGATTTAGTAGAATATCTTAATCAAGGAATATTAATGACTGATCATATTATGCCTTATAGTATGGTTAAACATCAAATCATT